TCTCCGCTTTCAATTCACGGATAGGGAATCACTATTCCCGGGGTGCACGGCTAGAACTCCTGGAACTAGACGTGCCCACAGACATGGCCTTTGGAGCACCATGCCAACTAACACTGGAACTCGAACTACTGGATGAACTACTAGAAGAACTTTCAGGTTCTTCAAATACCTCTTCCTTACGTTCACGCCCACCTAATGCTAAGATCCTATCTTCAAACGCCTGAAGACGCTCCTCAACATAGTGGGATACACCATTAAATCGTGCAGACCTCTCGGTCCGCAATCTAGCCTGAAGTGCTGGGCTAGAATTGGACATTTTAATTACGTACATGTCCACAACGTAATTACTGGTTCCAGAGCCGCTGCATGTAACATTGACAGCAAATGATGGCGTAGTTGTGCCAATAATTTGGAAAACGGCTGAAAATTGGTACTGTGAAATACCGGACGTTCCTCCAGGTGCAGCTGCTGCAACGTTTGTATTAGGTGAACCACCGCCATCAAAAAATGACGGCACTCCACCTAATGCAGCAGAAGTTCTAAGGCTTACTCCTACACCTGAATGGGTAATAGAACCAGTCACTCTCTGAACATTCATTACCCATATATATATACCTTGCATAGTAGAGCCAAACTCATATTCAAACCCAGTTGAATTATTGCTAAAAGTTCCTATATTATCGCCTTCATACGTGCCAGAGATCCCACACGGTTGCAAGGGACCCGATCCGGCTTGAGTATAAGAGTTATAAAAATGCTGCTTCAAATATGGCGATGATACACCGGTCGTTAAAGTGGTTAATGTGGGCTTTATGAGTGTTACATCATAAGAGACCCACAACGTGCCAATTACTGCGACAGCCTGCATGCCATCACTAGCCAATTGAAAATTCCCTAAATCATAGAACTTTAAGGAATCACCCACACTAATATCCGTTGTGCGGATGTTCAGTACATCGGCCGGTAAAGACCGAGGATCACACTCCACTGCATGAATTAAATCATTTGCCGGTTTGCCTAAATTACTGAATTTGGTAGCCAACATTGCCGCGTCTGTAGAGAAAGACGCATTATTAACATTATAATCAGTGGCCATAATCAATTTGCCCAATGCTGTATTTGTACTATTGAGGGCATTTGATGATGTTGAAATAAACTCAAATAATAAACCATGCATTATATACTGCTGGTAGTTTGATGCTATAGCTGATAGCCATGGAAATGTCGCTGAAAGACCAGGATTAATAGAAAATGGTCTATTAATAAAAACAGTTGACCCGTTGATGTCAGATAGATACTCTTTCTTTCTGACTCTGATCTTTGAATCTCCAAACTCCGGGACTCCTCCCGGGATTAGTAGTGAATTGGACACTACTGAATAATCTCCACGGCCACGCACTTTCGCATACAAGCTACCTACATGACCTCCCACAGTTTCACCCATGGGTCCGCCAAATCCTGGGGCAATTGTGTTCCCAATTGCTCTCCCATATTGCCTAAACATCCTTTGCATGGCAGGTCCAGACTGCCGTCCGCGACCTCCACCTCTCCTTCGACCTCCTCCGCGACCACGCCCACGGCCTCTACCGGTGGCGGATACTCTTCTCTTCAATTTCTTTATTTTCTTTCGTAATTTGCCTTTTGGTGGCATAACTTGTGACTAAAAAACGTTACTTGGGGGTAGTTTTTTGGTCAGGCAACGCAAGGCTAGGCCACGACCCCTGATAATTATGGAATATATAATGGTTGTAGTAATGTATCTGATCTGCATTACAATGGTCGAAAACAATTGGATGATACCACGGTGTCAAGGCATCTAAATTGTCAAAAAATTTTTCAAGCTCAACCTGCTCTTCTCTCGACCATCCAAATTTCTTTTCCATCACTACACGGGATCTCTCATCAACAGGAATTGGTTTAATACTAGACAATATTCGTTCAACCTGAGCCTTTAGCCAATAATCGTCAATACGATATTTCCCGTTTGCCGTTTTACGATCTAACCAACAAGCCACGCTCTGCACAATTGGACAGCCAGCATTTGCTGCTAATATACTCAAAGCTTTACCTCTTAAAAGTTCATTACGCATTTTTACCGAGGAGTGTAAATACTTTGATGCTGTCCAACCAATATTAAGCATCACTTTCAAAGGGTCTACAATGTTTACCATGACATGTTCATCAAACACCAAACCACAAAATGATGCCATACAAAGATCTTCATGGATTTCTATTTTAACATTCATACCAAAATCATTGTACAGAGCGGTCAATTCTATTCTAATCTGTTCTCCTGTAAGGTGTTCTTTCCCTCTGGGGGAATACAATCTACCCAAACAATCATCTCCTTCAATGACACAATCATAATTCCTAGCACCATAATGTTTCATTAAGAAAAGGAACACCATTAGATTAGTAAAACCGTTGCCTAGGGAAGTGTTCATCTCCCCCGACATTCTACAGGCCGGAATCATTGCACGTAGGCCCGTAAAAATGCAAATGTTTGTTCCCGCGACAACCTTCTCAAAGAACTTGAGCTTAGAAATTCCATCAGGGAGGCCGGAAACACAATGCCTATACAATACAAACTCACAATCGGCCATGAAAGACCTTGTAAAATGGGACTCGTACGCGGTATAATCAGTCGCAATATAATGTGCAAAATCACTGCGTATCTTATCGTTAATATACTGAGGCCGCTTCCTAACATCAACCATTTTAACAAACTGGGGTAATTTATAAACAATCTTTTCAATGGCTGCAAAAATGGGCGCAACAATAACTTTAAATTCATCAACCCTAGCATATATTGCGCGTTCATGCTTATAACTTGGATAACATTCATCCTTAATAAAAGAATGAACTTCAACAGACTTCTTATCCCATGGTACGGGGTCAGTACCGAAAAGTTCAGCAACTTTAAGAAGAGCGTTTCTACGCCATTCTGGATAAGATGAATTATTGAGCCAATTTTCGACACTAAGGTCGGTTTCTGGTACCAATGGTTCAATATTTTTCGCAACGTATCTCCTTGTAAAACGTGCAAACCCCCTTCGAAGCCTCGCATTAGGTCGTAAAGTTGCTGTGGCGACTCTTTTCTGAATACTAGCCGCAATAGTCGCCAAAGACTTCGGGTCACCATGTACATAGGCGGCACCACTAAAATGAGGCCCAAGCCCAACTTGAACGGGTGCTCGTTTAGTAATATCACCAGCAGTCTTGTAAACGATAACAAGTCCTCTTTTGGGCGCTGCAATTGCTGGCAACGGAACTTCACCAAGTCTGTATCCATATTTAACGGCAAACTTGGTGGAGATGGGCTGCCCAATGCCAGCAGATTCAAGTTTAAATAGGAGCGATTATATTTCAAAGCTCTAAAATATCCCATTGCGTACAAAACAGTATCATTTATGACATCACGCCTACAATATGGAATATTAATGTACAAAGACCCGGCTACTGAAGCTGCAGTAACACGCTCATACAACGTGCTTTCACTTAGCTCAACAGATTTAACTGTGGAGATTATGTGACAGAATAAGGATAACGAAACTGTCAACCTATGGAATCCCCCATAAATATGTTCATTGGCATTAATGGAACCAGTAGTAATCAAGGCTCCACCACGCCAAGTCATATGTGCCATAGCTTGAGGGTTACCAAAAGCCAACAAATAATGTTTTAATAAAACAACACTCCTTAAATATGGTCTCATTGTTAATGGCACTACTCTATGGGGATGAGGCCTAGAGTCTTCAAGATTGTCATACGCATCTAATTCCATAGTTCGAGTGGGCATCTTGAATTCATCTTTTCTGACTACATTAACAATCCAAAATCTCTGTTCACTGAAATATTTATACTCGAAACCTAAGTTGTCACAATAAGCCAATAACCTCGCATTAGGTTCAATGATCTCAACTTTCTTCTCTTCAGAGACAATGCCTGCAACTTTTACCTCTTGGCACTTCGGGGCTTCCACCTTCGCCCCAGTACCAAAATCCGTTTCCTCTTCTTCAATGCCACCACTATCAACAATTGGTACCAATCTTGCTAATTTCTTAAGTTCCTCGCGATGCCCATGAATGGCATAGACAAAAGCACGTCCAACTCTATTAGGATCATAATGGGGTGGCAATTCAGAGTTCTTTATTTCAGTACCAACAAACAAATGATCGCTTAATTTAACATAAGCTTTATGATCCACATGCTTTCGATCATCTGCATAAAAATAAGCGTCCCAACCGCTAGCAGACTCTCCAAATCCATAAGTTAACATTTTAACATGTTGGTGGTGAGGACCTATGCGGGCAAAAAATTTATGATCCAACCCACAGCAAACATTCTTGGCATCCATGATATCAGCCAAACTTGGGTAACAATCATCAGTGAATGCATCAGGAGGTGGAGCGACATGTTTTCTCTCAACACCTTTACCTTCTTTTTCCTCTTTATCCTCACGCAATTCTTCAACACGTTGGGGAGGGTCACCGGACTCCATTGTTC